ATTGATATAGGTACAACCTTATCAGTAAACATTTTCTTAGCATCGGCTCCAGTTTTAGATAGTATTCCAAATCTTGCGTCACTACTTATAGTTGCTTGATTAACCGTTTCAGCTGATGACATAAAAGAGAATCCAGATCTTCTATTTTTAAGGTAACACATACCGTAACATCTTTTGTCTGCTTTACAAGCTTCCCAAAATATAAAGAATAATCTATTAGCTTCTCTAAAATCTGGAGCTCCAACATCAATCTTACTCCATTGCAAGTACATGTAATGAGTTCCTGTCATGTAAGTTGGTGTTCCAGCATTATTAAACCAAAAACCATTATCTCTTCTATTAAACTCTTCATCTATATAATCATACCACTGTGATTTCTTTTCTTCAGGATATGCTCTCCAATCAAATATATTTTTAAGTCTACTTAATTCTTTTGGATATTCAAATTGTTTCCATTTTTTCTCCTTATTACTATAAACTTCTTTTGGAGCTTTAGGTAGTGCTATTTGAAAATTTTGTATTTCAATAATATCTCCTATTTGACCGTTTTTAGATATAACAACAATATCATGTTCTTTGTTATAACCATAAGCCCACTTTTTACTTTTATTAAGACGACTTATAGTCGTATTTTTTATAGGTTCTACTATTTTAACTAAACTTTGCTCGTACATTATTTAGATCTACCTTCTGCAAAACCTTTAAACACTTTAACTTCGG